ACTTAAAAAAATTATGGAACACAAAAAATTAAAGCGTATTGAGGATTATGATAAAACCCTCCCAATTGTAGAAGTTTACACAGCGGTACAGAGTGAAGGTTCAAGAGCAGGATACCCTACAGTTGTAGTAAGAACCACAGGATGTACTCATCGCTGTTATTTTCGCGAAGGAGGTTGGTGCGACAGCTGGTACACGTCAATACACCCCGAGAAAGGTACATATACCTTTAACGATATAAAACAAGCTTATGTGGATAATCCCCACATCAAAGAGATGATGTTAACCGGAGGTTCACCTACAATGCATCCCGCGTTAGTAAACGAATTAACACATTTTGCCTACGAAAATGATATCTTTATTACTATCGAAACAGAAGGTAGTCATTTCTTACCTACAGACTACCCTATTCATTTGTTATCTATTAGCCCTAAGTTTAGCAATTCAGTACCCGTTGTAGGGGTAGCAACACCACAAGGAGCTGTTACTGATGAAAGAATGGTTAAGCAACATAATAAACTTAGGTTAAATATAGATGCAATTGCGGATTCGATAGTGTATCATCAAGATTTCCATTTAAAACCTGTATGGGACGGAAAAGATGAAGTGGCTTTAGCTGAAATAAAAGAATTCATCAATCAGTTAGTAGAAAAATTACATGAAAGAACTTACGGGACAACATCTTGGACTGATGCTTATACAGTAGATGAGATGAATGACTGGATTAAAGACAAAGTGTGGTTTATGCCTAGTGGTGATACAAGGAAGGGATTATTTCAATCCTACCCCTTAGTATTTGATTGGGTTAGAGATAATGGATACCGCATGACTTGGCGTCCTCACATCATAGCCTTTGAGCAAGACCGATGCGTATGATAACGTTTAAATACAACAATTAATTTGGATAAGCAAGAAGCCCTTCGTATATTGGAGGAAATAGAGGAGAATATTAACGTCTGTTGTGCAATAACAATGGACCCAGATGATGTACTAGTTTTAATAGATAAAATAAAAAGTTATATAAATGAGCGAGAATAATAAACGTAGAAAAATCCACGAAGAGTTAGAAGTGGTAAAAATGGGGTATGCTAATGGTGTTGCTCAAGGATTCCCATTATCCGACCAAGATAAACAATATATGATTGAGGACGCCGCAAAGGCTTATGGAGATTTTTTAACCGCCTTAAAATGTGATTGGGAAAATGATCCAAATTCAATGGAAACACCAAAACGTGTTGCTAAAGCATATGTAAATGATTTATGGTCCGGTAGATACACAGCAATGTCCCCTATCACTTCATTCCCATCAGATGGGTACGATGGTATTGTTATTGAACGTAATATACCGTTAAATTCAATGTGTTCTCACCACCACCAAACTATTGGAGGTGTGGTTCATATAGGTTATATAGCAGGAGCCGAGGGTCAAGTAATTGGTTTATCAAAATTAAACAGAATTGTAGAATTATTTGGTAGAAGAGGAGCAATACAAGAACAATTAACATCAGCAATTCATAATGCTGTAAATAAAATTACAGATGGAAATTTAGGTGTTATTGTTACTATAGTAGGTACACATAATTGTGTTTCATGTAGAGGAGTAAAACATCAAGGTGCTGCAATGGTAACGACTAAAGCCAATGGTGTATTTAAAGAAAATAATAACTTAGCTCGTAAAGAATTTTTTGATTCATTAAAAATTAATAACGGACAACATAATATTTAAAATCATGTTAAAAGTAGAAAATAAGTTTATATTAAGTTGGAATGATGTAGAAACATTAGTTAAAGAACTCTGTATAAAAATAATCACTGAATTACCAAATATAGATTCAGTACATGGTATCGCTCGAGGGGGTTTAATCCCAGCAGTAATGGTTTCACATATGTTAGATTTACCATACGTAGATTTAGTAGGCCCTAATACTTTAGTAATAGATGATATTGCTGATAGTGGGTTAACATTAGAAAAAGCACCTGGAGTCTATACAGCAGTTTTACACTACAAATCCCACACTAGTAGTTTTAAACCTAATATATGGGCTGAAGAACATAAGGGGGATGAATGGATTGTTTATCCTTTTGAGAGGACAGATGCTATGGCAAAACAAGATTATTTATTAACTACAGAAGGCATGGAACAAGTAAACATACCAGAGTGGTTAGAAATAGCTAATGAGATATTAGCAAATGAACCTGATGAAAGACAGGACGAAAGAGATGATTTAAATTTAATAGGTGGGTTAACAATGCCCAAAACAAATACTAATAAACTAAACAAATAAATTATGAATTATTGGCAAGTAGACGTAAAGTTAACAATGGAACATGAAAGTGGTAAAATCCAAAAAATTACTGAGAAATATTTAGTAGAAGCGGTATCACCAACTGACGCAGAGGCAAAGGTTTATAAAGACTTTGAAGGGGAAAGCAATTTCACAGTAGATAAAATAGTAAAAACAAAAATTATTAAAATTATAAGCTAATGGGGAAACAAACAAAAATAGATTTTGGGTTTTCAAAACCTGAATTTCCATCAAAAAGCGTTCCTTTTATAGATGAGGTAGAAATATTCAACGATACATTCGGTAAAATAAACAATTATGAACCAACAATACCTGCCAAAAAAGAATGGATGTTTGTTTATGACTTCATCCAAGAAGAACTTGAAGAGTATAAAGTGGCGTGCGAAAATGGGGACATTGTTGAAATACTTGATGCCCTTTGTGATATTACCTATGTTTCTTTGGGTAATGGCTCTTTAGTACACGGGCTTAAAGATAAAATACCCGGAGCATACGAAGAAGTACAAAGATCAAATATGTCAAAGGCTTGTAAAACAAAGGAAGAGGCTGATGAAACCGTTAGATCCGGAGAGCAAAGATACAAGGAAGACTGTCATTTCGAGAAAAGCGGGGAGGTTTTTATTGTATATAGAACACGTGATAGAAAAGTGGTAAAATCCAACTATTACTCACCCGCAGACCTTACACAATTCTTTACAAACGAGGAATTAGCGAAATTTGTATCGGCAGAAATGATTATATAAAAAATAATCAACAGAAACCTAGGCTCCCGTAGGGAGCCTTTGATGTTTATGGTAAAGCCTCCCTCCGGCATATATGTATAATAAAAATACAATATGAAGTTAAGAAAATGCAGTAAATGTAAGGTGGAAAAGGAAATGATTGCTGAGAATTTCTACCGCAGTAAAAGTGAAGTCGGGGGTTTTACATATAATTGTAAATCTTGCCGTAAAATAGAATACACAGCATCAAAAAAAGAATATTATCGTATTAGATATCAAGAAAAGAATGAATATTATAGAGGTATTAGGAAAAAAAATCACAAATATGTAAAATATATATCCACAGAGGATACTAGAAAAAAACAGTGTATTTACAGTAAAAATAGACGTGATAACGATCCTGAATTTAAATTAATGGGGTATACACGAAATAGAATAAATGAATGTGTTAAACTATTCCAGTATAAGAAGTTGGATACTACATTGGGTGCCTTAGGTTGCTCTATATCCGAGTATGTTAAACATATAGAATCAAAATGGAGTGATAATATGCATTGGGGTAATCATGGTGAGTATTGGGAAATAGACCACATACACCCCTTAAGTAAAGGAGGTAGTTTCCATTATACAAATACCCAACCCTTAACAGTTATAGAAAATAGAATAAAGGGATCCAAAATAGATTGAAGAAATATGCATATAAATTAGGCTTCCATATTAGGTCTTCGTATATTGACGTAATAAAAATACACAAATAAAAGTTATACAAATGTATCGTAAATGTTACCAAGGAAAAAAATTAGGGAGTAATTATTTTGAAATGCATCTTTGGGAAGAAGATGGAGAACACCAAATTATCCCCTATAATAATATTGCATATCAAGAATGTAGTGAAGAAGACCACTCTTTTAGAGGTCTAAATGGGGAGTTTCTAAAATCAACAACCAACTGGTTTTTCTCTAAAAACCCAGATTATAGTTCCAAAAACACCCCGGGGTTACATTTTCAAGATATGAAACCACACCAAAAATTCTTAGTAGAAAGATATGGTACTAATGATGTTCCTTCAACGGGCCATAGGGAAGTTTTTTTTGATATTGAATGTGAAATTGGTGGTGCATTAACTGAAGAATATATTGAAGATGCTCCAATGCCTATAACTTCTATAGCTTGGTGGGATAAAACACCAGATACTTGGCATATTTTAATTTTAGATAAAAAATCACAACTAAAACATACTAAAGCAAAAAACAGAGAAATAATTCCTTGTGCAACCGAAAACGAATTATTAGCCAAATTCGTCGAACATATTCGAGAAATTAACCCTGATATACTAGTAGGATACAATTCAGATTATTTTGATATACCTTACTTGTATTATAGAATGTGTAGAACTATAGGTAAAGATTGGGCAGACCATTTATCTCCCATTGGTAAGGTAACTTCTAAGAAAAATAACAATAATTTCTTTAAACAAAATCAATATGTGGATATTGTGGGTATTGAATCTTTAGATTATATTCGTTTACATAAGAAATATAGTTGGAAGGACGAACCTAGTTGGAAATTGGATGCCATTGGTGAGAAGTATGTTGGTATGAATAAAATTGAATATGAAGGTAATCTTGATCAACTATTTGCTACTGATATACATAAATTTATTCAATATAATTTTGTAGATGTTGAAATATTACAAAAATTAGATGAAAAATTACAATATATAGCTTTAACTAAAAATCTAGCACATAAGGGTAAACATAACTATAGTGAAGTATATGCTAATAGTATTACACAAGACGGAGCAATTTCAGCTTATTTATTATCACAAAGTATAATACCACCTCCTAAAGAACCAAACCCACAAAAGAAGGATAATTACGCAGGTGGGTATTTATTTTGCCCTAAAGCAGGACTATACAAGTATATGTTTGATGAGGATTTAACATCTCTGTATCCATCTATAATCATGTCAATAAACATAGGTAAAGAAACATTTGTGGGTCGTATTGTAGATGCTGATGACCGTAATAATAGACTGGGTCTTAACGATTTAAAAGAACGTGACCCTGAGGAGGAACTATTAGTCGAAAATAAACACCGTAAACAAACAACAATTAAAGTAAGGAAACTAATACAGATGATTACTGAAAATGATTTAGCGGTAGCGGCTAATGGTTCTATGTTTAGAACAGATAAAGAAGCAGTATTATCTACTATTCTAAAAAAATGGTTTGAAGAACGTGTTTTATATAAAACTCGAATGAAAAAAGCATACCAGTCTGGGGATAAGGAAGCAGGTGAATATAACCACCTTATGCAATATACTATGAAGATACTCTTGAATTCACTCTATGGTGCTACCGCTCTTCCAAGCTTTAGGTATGGAATGAATTTCCAAACACTAAGTGAAGCTATTACATTATCGGGGCATAGAATCATTCAAGAAAGTGCTTTATGCGCCAATCGTCATATGAATAAGGTTATGAAAGACGTAATTAAATTAGACATATAGTACCGTGAAAATAAAGAGGTAATGCGTTAAACGCGCGTAAAACACGCATAAATTAAATATAATATGGCACTTAAAAAACAAACTATTAGAAGAAACCAACATTTAACCTCTGAAGGTAGAGATATTCCTAAAGACGAAATAATAGCTTTAAGTGAAAGTTGGACAGAACAGCAAGTAATTTTTTTTAAAAAAATGCTTAAGCAAGGGGGTGATTTTAAAGTTGGTGGAGTTAAATATAGAGTAGTATTAACCGAAAGGGATGATCTAGATTCTAATGGGAATAAACCAATAAATATGCCTCCTATACCCGGAGAAAAAACATTTTAAAAATAAATATATGTTAGTAGAAATATCAAATGGAGAATTATTAGATAAGATCTCTATTTTAGAATTAAAAATGCTAAAAATTGAGGATGAATTAAAATTAGCAAATGTCCATGAAGAGTTTGAAACCCTTAACCCCTTAGTATGCGAATTATTTGAAAATTATGATTCTGAACTTGGGGAATTATATCTTGAATTGGCTAAAATTAATGGGCAATTGTGGGATATAGAAGATTGGATTAGAGACTGTGAGAGAGAAAAGAGGTTTGACAAAGAGTTTGTAGAATTAGCTCGTTCTGTGTATATTACGAACGATAAAAGATGTGAACTTAAAAAAGAAATTAATATTTACACTAAATCCGGTTTGGTAGAAGAAAAATCATATAAAGAATATTAAATGGTAAAAGGAGTAGTAGCAGGTAATTTTGATGTGATACATCCAGGGTATATTAAAATGTTTCAACAATGTAAAGAAAATTGTGATATTTTAATCGTAATGTTACATAAGGACCCTTCTATTGAACGTCCCGAAAAACTAACCCCAATACTATCCGTAGATGAACGTACAGAAATGCTAATGGAGTTTAGATCCATTGATGGTGTGTTTACTTATGGTTTTGAAGCAAGTTTACACAGTTTGTTAAAACACGGTGAATTCAACGTTAGATTCTTAGGCGACGACTATATTGGAAAACCATTTACCGGTGATGATCTACCGATTAAAACCCATTATCTTGACCGAAATCATGGTTGGTCAACAACCAAATTTAAAAAATTAATAGCAAAATCATTATGAAACATATAGAAGAAACACCTGGGTGGATTTGTGATGCCGATGATGAAAATTATTGTGCTTATGTCGATACTGATTCCAATTATTTTAACGCTGAACCCCTTCTACTTCATCTCTACCCAAATTTTGAAGAATTCACGGATAAGGAAAAAGATGATATCCTAGAAAAAGTAGCATTAAAATACCAAGATGTGATTAATGAAGATTATGACCGACTTGCTCGCGAAACTTTTAACGTAACTGAACATAGACTAGAAATGAAAACGGAATGTGTTATACGTTCCGCCTATTTTAGAGCAACTAGAAGATATGCTCAATGGATTACAAAACAAGAGGGTATTGAGAAAGAAACATTAGATATAAAAGGTTTAGAATTTATGAAAGCAAATTTCCCACCCATATTAGGTGAGTTTTTTCATAGTATTTTAGAACAGGTGTTAAAAGGAGAACAAAAAGATAGTATTTTAGAACAAATAAAAGTCTTTAAAAAATCTATATTAGACGGTTCAATTCCCCTTACTAAGTTAGGCAACCCTTCAGCAGTCAAAAAATTAAATAAATATTCGGGTAAGAATGCTAGGGCGGGAGAAATGTTTACTGAAATATTAAAGGGTGCACCCGCACCTGTAAGGGCAGCTGTTCGTTATAATGATTTATTAAGATTGTGGCAATTAGATAAACAGTATAATTTAATTACACAAGCAGATAAAGTAAAATTTATATATTTAAAAGACAATCCTTATAAGATAGAGGCACTAGCCTTCCAGGATTATGACATTCCTGAAAAAATCAACAACTTTTTAGAGGCATATGCCGATAGACAAAAGGTATTTGATTCTATATTACTAAACAAACTAACTGGATTTTTTGGAGATTTACAATGGTCCCTAGATTTGAATCCTTACACAAATGCATTAGCATCTTTTGAAATTTAAAATAACTTTCGTATATTATAGATATGGTAAATAAAGCAACATTAGTGAGTGTCATCTCAAAGTATTATTTAAATGGTTTAAATAATCAAGTAAAATGGCGTATTAAAGATAATAGTCTTACAGTATACGCTGGTAGTAATGGTAGGGTATGTATGGTTAAACACAACAATTTTCCAATAGAAGATTCGGAATTAGGGATATTTGATACACATAAACTAAGCAAACTACTTTCAATCACTAGTGGTGAACTCTCAATTTCATTAGAAAAAATTAAATCAGTTTATACCAAAATCCACATTGCTGATTTAAACTTTGATTTAACTTACTCATTAGCCGATATTCTTATTTTAGGTAAAAATACCTACTATGAGGATCCTGAATCTTTTGAAATGCAATTAGAACTTACTAGAGAAGATATTGATCATCTTATTAAAGCAAAAAGCGCTTTAGCAGATGTTAATAATATGTTGATAACAAGTACTACGGATATGGATGGTACTAATATATGTGAAGTTGTATTTGGTGATAATACTGGGTTTTCCAACAAAATAACCTACCAACTTAGAGGAAACATAACAAAAGGAGATATTCAAATCCCATTTGATTCAGATGTATTCAAAGACATTTTAAGTGCCAATAAAGATATGTCTATAGGTACCTTGAGAATATCAGAAGTAGGAATGTTAAAATTAAACTTCACAACTGAAGAAACAGAAAGCGAATATTTTATCGCTAGGAACGAATAATGACATATGTATACCAGAACAAGACAGTGAAGTTTAGGACGCGCAGTTATGTTTACAAATAAATTAATCGAGTAGCTTAGGCACTCACAAAACCAAAATGATATGAGTACATTACCATTACCACAGGAACGCACACCGTTCGACTTATTATTCCGCAACTTATTCAAAACAGACGGAGCTTATCAACCAACAACGTTTGATAACAAACAATCACACCCACTAGACATTTTTTACGACGATAAAGGCCTTCATTTTGAAGTCGCTTGTACCGGTCTAACTAAAAATGATATCGATCTAGAAATAGATGGAGATCTTTTAAAAATCACTTATGACAAACCCGAAGAAGAAGAAGATTATTCGGGGTATATATATAAAGGATTAGCCAAAAGATCATTTAACTTAGGTTATAAAGTAGCAGCTACTTATGAATTGGAAAAATTAACAGCCTCAATGGAAGATGGGTTGTTACATATTTTCATCCCAACCAATAGTACTAAAGCTAAAAGTAAAATCAAAATTAAATAAAAGTTTTCACAAAAAAGCGTGTCCTAGCGCACTATTATTCGTATATTTACGTCTAATTATAAACAGTTATAGATGACCACAAAAAGAAAATCAATTTCTACGATCACTGATCCTTTATTGGAACCATTTTTTATTACAAGAGATGAGTACAGTTATGCAGTTAAACAAAATGTAACCTCAGATGCTAATCATTTTAGATCTAAGGGTAACTCAAAAACATACGAAAAAACTCTTTATTACTATTCATCCATGTCGCAAGCCATTGAAAAAATTGCTAAATTAAAGGTGGATACAAAGGATTTTGATAGTTTAAAGGGGTATATGGAAAATTATGAATCAATTAGTAACCAAATTAAAAATTACACCGATGGGATTAGAAGCGCTATTTAACGCAGTTATTGTCAAACCTATTGAGGCCGAAGAAACTACATATGGTGGTATCATCGTTCCTGATTTAGGTAAAGAAAAAAATGAAACCGGTATTGTAGTGTCCGTAGGACCCGGACAAAATACACAAATGGGTAACTTCTTAGAAACTACTTTAAAGGTAGGAGATAGAGTTGTATTACCAACAATGGGATTCACAAAATTACCTCACGATGGTGAAGAATATTATGTTGGACCAGAAAATCAAATTTTAGCAAAAATAACAGAAAATGAGTAAACAAGTAGAATTTGGCTCAAAAGCCAGAACAAACCTAGTAAAGGGGATTGATATCTTAGCAAACGCCGTAGTATCAACATTAGGCCCAAATGGTAGGAATGTAGTCATTGCAAATCCAAATGGAGCACCCCAATCAACAAAAGATGGAGTCACCGTTGCAAAATCAATATCACTAAAAGACCCTGAACAAGAATTAGGAGTACAATTAGTAAAACAGGCAGCTATTAAGACTGCTGAAAAAGCAGGAGATGGTACCACAACCTCTACTTTATTGGCACGTGAAATGGTTAAAGCAGGATTAAGTGCCCTTAATAATAATGAAAACGCAGTCCAAATCAAAAGAGACATAGATAAGGCAGTACAATCAGTAGTTGATTTTCTACAAACATCATTATCAGAAGATATATCCAGTGAAGAGCAATTAGAACAAATAGCAACAATTTCAGCAAATAGTGATCCTGAAGTAGGTAAATTAATTGCTACGGCTATTGATAAAGTAGGTATGGAAGGTGTAGTACACATCGAAGAATCACGTACTGGAGAGACAATGTTAGAAACGGTTGAGGGTTTACAATTCGGGAGAGGATATAAATCCCCTTATTTCGTTACTGATAATAACTCTATGACAGCCACACTAGATAGTCCTTTAATTCTTATTGCTGATTCTAAATTAACACAAGTAAAAGAATTATTACCTGTTTTAGAAGCAGTTTCATCTCAAGCAAAATCACTTTTAATTATCGCCGAAGATATTGACCAGGAGGCATTAGCCACCTTGATTGTAAATAAGATGAGAGGGACAATGAAAGTATGTGCTGTAAAGGCACCAGATTTTGGTGATAGAAGAAAATTAATCTTAGAGGATATAGCCATTACAACAGGAGGAGTAGTTTTTGATAAACAAAAAGGAATGAAACTTGATAAGTTTAGTTGGGATTGGTTTGGTGAAGCTAGAACCGCGACCATAGAAAAAGAACAAACAACTTTAGTAGATGGGAAGGGTACAGTTGAAGCAATTGAGGCTCGTGTTGCAGAATTACAACAGCAAATTGATAAAGCTCAAACACCTTTTGAAATCGAAAAACTTCAAGAAAGATTATCCAAATTCATTGGTGGAGTAGCTATTATCCATGTAGGTGGTAATACTGAAACTGAAATGAGGGAAAAGAAAGATAGAGTTGATGATGCATTACATGCAACAAAGGCAGCTATTGAAGAAGGTATTGTACCCGGAGGTGGAATGGCACTATTAGTTGCATCAGACCAATTAGAATCGGATTCAATAGGTGCTTCAATAGTTAAAAAGGCATGTAGACAACCCTTTATCCAAATTTTGGTAAATGCCGGTTATGATAATACTCAAGCAGAAATCTTGGCTTCAAAATTATTAACAGAACCAGCTTGGTCCGGATATAATATCAAAACTGAAGAAATAGTTGATATGAAAATAGCCGGAATTATAGATCCTACTAAAGTAGCAAGAACAGCATTACAAAATGCCGCCTCAGTAGCAGGTACGGTGTTATTAACAGAATGTACTGTAGTTGATACCCCACAAGAAGATAATAACCACCAACAAATGGACCCCTCTATGATGGGAATGATGTAAATATTAATAATAAATAAATAAATAATGAACAAACAAGAATTATTCGAGGCAATTGAAGAGAACTTCAATACCTTATCAGCAGAACATGTAGGAACAACAAAAGCCTCACAACAACGCGCACGTAAAGCAGCAATGGCTATTAAGAACCTAATTACAGATTATAAGAAAGCATCTGTAGCAGAATCCAAATAACTTAATTGGGGGGACTTGGTCCCCCCATTTATTTTACGTATATTGACCATATGAAGAAAATAATAAAAGAAGATAATATTCTAATAGCCCGTAGAATAGCACCGGGTGATAGGTGGAGGTTAGTTGTTACTGAACCTGATGGTACTGTGCACAAAACATTAACTGATTGTTTAGAAGCATATATGTTAATTTCCGACCATAAAGGTGAATATCGTCTTGCTCCCTTAAAAAGTGAACTTTACGCGATATCAACAACAGAAGAAGAAGTAAAAGTTGAACCTGAAAAAAAATACTCATTATATGGCGAGTTTGGAGAATAGTCTATTAGTAGAAAAATATAGACCTAATACTTTAGAAAATTATGTTGGTAATGAAAATATCAAAAAATCCATTTCTAAATATTTGGAACAAAATGATATCCAAAACCTAATATTTTATGGTCCAGCTGGTACAGGAAAAACAACTCTAGCAAAAATTATTGTAAAAAACCTCGATTGTGATCATTTATACATTAATGCCTCAGATGAACGTGGTATTGAAACTATTAGGGATAAAGTACAAGGGTTTGCGAGTGTAGCTTCTTTTAAACCACTTAAAGTGGTAATTTTAGATGAAGCTGATTTTCTTACTATACAGGCACAGGCTTCACTTCGTAATATAATTGAAACCTTTTCTCGTACAACACGTTTTATAATGACTTGTAATTTTGTAGAGCGTATCATAGACCCCCTACAATCTAGATGTCATGTATTAAAGATAATACCACCATCTAAAAAAGATGTTGCTAAACATTTAGCCTGGATACTAGAACAAGAATCAATTAAATTCAAAATAAATGATTTAGTCCCCTTAGTTAACCAATATTACCCAGATTTGCGTAAATGTATTAATACTATACAATTATCGACATACGATAATAATTTACAATTAGATAAATCAATATTAGTATCATCTAATTATATAGATAAGGTAATTAATGAATTAAAAGGAAAAGCAAATTTTAAAAGTATTAGACAAATTATAACAGATGCTAATGTAGACGACTTTGATGAATTATTTAGAGCATTACATGATAAATCATATGAATATCTCCCAAATAAGGAAGGAACCGCAGCCATGTTAATTAATGAACACCAATATAAATCCAATTTCCGAATTGATAAGGAAATTAATACAATGAGTTTAATACAAAATTTAATAAATAATAAATAATTATGCAACAACAACAACAACAAGGACCACCAATTGATTTAAAAAACACTTCAGAAGTAAAAAATTCCACAGGAGGAAGTATATTTTTACAAGGAGTAGTATTACGTACTGTATCCAAATTTATAACAGGAACAGACGAAGATGCTCTACTACCTATCCCAGTATTTTATGATAGTAAAACTGGAAAAATCTTAACAAGTTCAGTACCTAAAGATTTAAGAGAAGAACTTAAAGACGAGCTCATTTAATGAAAAACGTCTTTGATTGGTTAAAGGCAATTAACTCAACTAAACCCCCAGTTGAATCCTTTACGGATAAAGACTGGGAAGTTTGGAACAGTTACATGGTACATAGGTTTTTATCTATGAACCCCGAATATTTAGATTTAGTAAACCAAGCACAAACAATACTCCCACAAAATAAAAAAGAAATATATTCCGTTTATAAGGAGTATATTCCTAAAAACAATAAGTGGAGTAAATATATTAAATCCAAGGTTAAACAACCTAATAAAGATTTAATAGCTCATTTACGAGAATATTTTGAGTGCTCTAGCAAAGAAGCAAAGGAATATATACCTCTATTGGATATCACAGAAATAAGTCGTATATTGACCAATAGAGGAATAGACAAAAAAGAACTTAAACAATTATTAAAATGACAAAAGAATTATACAACATGCTAAAGACATCTGCTGAGGCAGACAAAGCAAAAGCATTTTTATCTCTAGATTTACTAGGTAATAGAGCCGTAGGTATTGGGGATCATTCAACAGGGGATTTTTATAAAAACGCCGAGGAAGCATTAATTAATTTAGTAGATGCTGACGATAGGTTAAAGGCGTTACATCAATATTTCCCACAAAAACTTACAATCAATGGGTAGTTCAGTTAGTAAATACGAAGAAAATATGAGTGATAGAGAAATTATGGAGTCAAAATATCCAAAAATAACACCAATCCAACAGAAAAATTTAGAAAAATTAAATAATGTATTAAATGGTGGATCAAGGGCGGTACAAGACTTTGAATTAGAATACCCAGAATTAGCAAATGAGTTTAAAAACATACAACAAGAAATGTATGAAATGTTTGCTGCTAAAATGTTAGACTACGGTCTGGGGAATATCTCTTTAGGGTCTGCACTTGAAGAAGAAGAAGATAAACAACTTTCATTGACGGGAATTTGGTTACGTTGTAATGATAAGATAAATCGTTTAAAAAACTTATTAAAACGTGATGGTAAAAATTATGTCGAAAGTGAACCTATGATAGATAGCTTTATAGATATCTCTAATTATGGGATTATTGCTCAATTAGTAATGAGAGATAAATGGAGAAAATAATCTAGATGTTTCCTAGCCATATGTATAATAAAACATATAGTATGAAAAACAAATATTGGACTAAGGAAAAACAAAAAGAATATAATTCAAGACCTGAGGTTAAAGAAAAAAGAAGAAAATATTATTTAGATAATAAAGATAAATTGGGTACTTACCAAAAACAATACCATAAAGATACTGATTATAAGGTCAATAAAAAATGGAACGAAAATAATAAAGATAAATATCTTTTAAGTATTAAAAATTGGAGAACAGAAAATATAGAACATCATAGAAAAACTAGAAGAGAATATATGAGGGATTACAGAAAAACAAACCCCAATTATATTTTAAAAGAAAATGTAAGTCATTACATTAGAAGGGTTTTAAATG